TAAAAATGTAGCACAAGCAGTTAGATTTTTAGTTGTAAATTTTCCTGAGTTAGAAAAACATATGGGAGATAGGTATTACAAAGTATTAGTTGGAACTTGGGAAATAAATAAAGATGAAATACATTATCCTAATAGTCAAGAGGATATAAAAATTGTCCCTGTAATTGGTGGAGAAGGTGGAAGAGGTACAAGAGCATTAATAATTGGTGCAGTTTTAATTGGGGCAGCAATTCTTGCCCCCGGCGCAGGTGTGGTTGGATTACAATTTGCTGGTACTGGTGGAGCAGCCGCAAGCCCATTTATGGCTGCTGTTGGTAATATTGGTATTGCTTTGGCTTTAACAGGACTTTCTCAAATGCTTACACCTGTAGAAAGTATAAAAGAGGAAGAACAAGACCCAAGAAAGTCTTTTAGTTTTAGTGGTATTGTAAATACATCTCGTGCTGGTGTTCCAGTACCTGTTATTTATGGACAAACAATGGTTGGTTCTATTGTTATTTCAGCTAACATAGAAAATGAACAGGTAGAAGTATGAAGATAATCGGTTCAGGCGGTGGTGGAAAAGGTGGTGGAGGTGGTGGTGGTACACCACATGAGGATAAAGATAATCTTGACTCAAAATCTTTTGCAAGAGTACTTGATTTAATTGGTGAGGGAGAAATAAGTGGTCTTGTTGATGGTGCAAAGTCAATATTTTTTAACAACACACCTTTACAAGCTGCAGATGGTTCTTTCAATTTTAAAGATGTTACATTTGAAGTAAGAACTGGAACATCTAGTCAAACTGTTATACCAGTAACAAGAAATGTTGCTGTTACAAAAGCAGTTGCACAGGCTGGTACACCAATCCCACAAGGAAGTGCTGGAAGAGTTATACAGATAACTGATCCAGATGTTGATGCAGTTTCTCTTCAAATTACAATACCAGCATTACAAGAATTTAGTGATAAAGGAGATATCTTCGGAACAAGTGTACAAATTGCAATTTCTGTTCAATATAGTGGAGGTGGTTATCAAACTGTATTATCTGGTAATAATGCAAAAATATCAGGAAGAACACCAGACCCATATACAAGAGATTATTTAGTAAATCTTAGTGGAGCTTTTCCTGTCAATATAAAAGTTCAAAGAATAACAGCAGATAGTTCATCATCAAAATTACAGAATGATATTCAATTTAACAGTTATGTTGAAATTAAATATGACAAAAGAAGTTATCCAAATAGTGCTTTAATAGGTTTAAAAGTAGATGCAGAACAGTTTTCATCAATTCCAGACCGAAAATATTTAGTAAAAGGTATAAAAGTAAAAATTCCACATAATGCATCAGTTAATGCAGATGGTAGTTTGTCATACACTGGAACATTTAATGGAACTTTGGGAGCTGCACAATATACAAACGACCCTGCTTGGTGTTTATATGATCTTTTAACATCATCAAGATATGGATTGGGAGATCATTTAAATGAAAGTGGAATTGATAAATTCAGTTTTTATGCTGCTTCTGTGTATTGCTCACAACAGGTAGATGATGGAACAGGTACTGGTTCTACAGAACCACGTTTCTCATGTAATGTATTAATAAATAATCAGCAAGAAGCATATAACGTAGTAAATCAAATGTGTTCTGTTTTCAGAGCTATGCCATATTATGAAACTGGAAGTTTAACAATTACACAAGATTCACCAAAAGATTCTAGTTATTTGTTTACGCTTGCAAATGTAATGCCCCCCGGATTTACATATTCAAATTCAAGTCAAAGACAAAGACCAACAGTTGTAGTCGCTAAGTACTTAGATTTAGATTTAAGAGATGTCAATTATGTAGAACAATTTGATACTGCTAACCAATCAAGATATGGAACTGTAATTAAAAATATCAATGCTTTTGCTTGTACCTCAAGAGGTCAAGCATCTCGTTTGGCAAAATGGTTGCTGTATATGAGTAATGTAGAACGTGAGGTTGTATCTTTTAAAACTTCTGTAGATGCTGGTGCTGTTGTCAGACCCGGTCAAATTATAGAGATTGCTGATCCTGTCAGAAGTGGAGAAAGAAGGGGTGGGCGTATCGTATCTGC